TCTTCACACGGCGGGGGTCACTGGTTCGAAACCAGTACCGTGCACCAAGTCCTCTTTCTTCAAACCCTGCATTTCCCTGCATATCCTGTTTTTAAAGCCTTTTTCCCTCCCTGTTTTGCGGTAAACTCGGCATAAGTCGGCATACGTCGGCGTATTTTGTTACTTTTTTGTTACCGAAATTGTTACCGCAATTATGGCTTCCATTTCCAAAACTCCTTCAGGCACGTACGCCGTGTCGTACCGCGTGAACGGCAAGCAGACTAAGCGTACCTTCAAAGACAAGAAACTCGCGCTGCGCTTTCGTGACGTAGTGGACATGGACCCGAGCGTTAAATCGACACGAGTTACCGTGGGTGAGTTGATGCTTGCCTACCGCGACAAGATGTCTGCCAAGAAGCGTGGCGCTCGTGCTGAAAGCCTGCGCTTGACAGCCCTGGCGCGCAGGACCTTCGCCTCCATACGTTTGGACAAGGTCACACACCGAGACCTGCAGGCATTCGTCGATGAGCGCACGACCGAGGTTGCGCCGGCAACAGTGGTCAGAGAAGCGGCCACCCTGTCAGCCGTATTCGCTTGGGCAAAATCGCAGGATCTTATTCTCGAAAGTCCGACCAAGGGGCTTGTGCTTCCCCGTCCTCCCGAACATCGAGAACGTGTGGCCTCGGACGAAGACATTGAGAAGCTGCTTGCCGCCTCCGGCTGGGATGGCAAGAGTCCGCCTTGCAATAACATGCAGACGGTCATCGCCGCATTCCTCTTCTCGTGTCGGACGGGAATGAGAGCCGGCGAGATACTACAGATTGAAGTATCTTGGATAGACGGCTGCGTAATACACCTACCTGCAAGCGCCACGAAGACGGCCACCAGGCGGGATGTTGCCCTCGGTAAAGATGCCCTGCGTCTTCTTGCCCTGGTAAAGGAAGCCAACGGCAATGACCTCTTTCAAATGCGCTCGGGCTTACGAGACGCCCTATTCCGCAAAGTCCGCGACAGGGCCGGGCTAGGGCCCGTGCTCGACTCGCACGGCAACGTTATTAAAGAGGGACTACACTTTCATGACGGACGTGCGACTTTCGCTACGTGGGCGGCAAGCCCTGACCCCGAGACGGGCGCTCCGCGGCTCGATGTGATGGCACTATCTCGCCAGACGGGCCACAGAGACCTTAAGATGCTCATGCGCTACTACCGCGCTACGGCACAAGAGATTGCGAAACGGTTGAAGTAGGGGGGGGTGTTATGAGAGACTTTTTCGAAAGGCACAAAGCGGATATCTTAGGAACTATCGCTATCTTTAGTTACAGTGCTTTTTGGGTCGCTATTGGTTCTGTGCTCGAACTGTCTGACAACCAGAGTACGGGCCTGAGCGGTCTCTTTTTCCTAGCTGGGCTGCTTCTCTATCTCAGGTTTAAAAAGTCTCCGAGCGAAGATGACAAGCTGGCCGCGTCTATACTCACGTTAGGCTTCATAGCGCTTCCCTTCCTTTTTCTTATACACTACCTGATAGGCAGACTATAGTTATATCCGCGATATGTCACGTGCAAAAACTGACTCATTGGCGGCGCGATACTGCTTGACGCGATCCTTGAGCCAGGCTTCTACTTCCTCCCTGACCCAGCGGTTCCGTCCGCCCTCTACTAGCTGGATAGGACGGGGAAACGACGGGTCACGGAGAATCTTTCTCAAGCCTGAAGAATCCTCATCGTAGCCGCAAAGCAGAGCGACCCCTGTGGAGGTAAGCAGGCTCGCCTGTAGCTTCACGACTTCCAAAGCAACCTCTCGTGCGAAATTCTTATCCATGTACTTTCTCCAAAAGAATATCCATTACGCCGCGCTTAGTGGCCAGGCGCTCGGCCACGGCCATGTCTAAAGTGCCGTCGGCTACGACGTTGTAGATGTAGACAGGGCGCGGATGGCCTGCCTGCTTTTGTCTCGTCGGTCCGATGCGTTCGATAATCTGCTCGTGTTCCTCAAGGTTCCAACCGCGAGAAAAGAAGACGAGGATATTCCCACCGTCTTGCAGATTAAGCCCGTGACCACACGATGCCGGGTGCGCGAGAAGCATCTGAATCTTCCCTTGATTCCAGGCGCGAATAGTCGCGGGATTCGAATCGAGTACTTTCGCAGCCGGAAAGGCCTTCCGAATACGATCCAATTCATGCTTAAACTGGTACGCAACGAGAAGTGGCGCACCTGATGCTTCGGAAACAATCGACTCAAGAGCCGATATCTTTTCGTCATGCGTCGTAACATAATCTCCGTTCTCCGTATAAAGCGCTCCGCCGGCCAGCTGCAGGCATCGTCCTGTCATCGCCGCTGCATTGGGGCTTTCAACCGATTCGCCGTTGGCCAACTCAACGAACAAGTTCCGCTGCATCTCCCGATAAAGCTTCATGGCCTTCTTGGGAAGCGTGACGTGTACGTCTGACTCGATAGGCTTGTCGACCGGGAAATAGTCCTCGGTATTAATCTTGAGCGTCACATCCTGCAGGCGCTCTTGGATTTGCTCATCGGCGAACGGGAGCAAGTCGTACTGCACGGCAAAGGCGTTCGCGCCGACACGCCGCGGTGTGAAGAACTGGTCGTGGTAAGCGGACATTGAACTGCCGAGGCGCTTGCCTTTGTCGATGAACCACATCTGCCCCCACAGGTCCTCATAGCCGTTCGGTGCCGGGGTTCCTGTCAGTTCGATAAAGCGCTTGCAGTAAAGGTGAGCCACGCGGCCGAGCTCACGCGCCCTCTGGCTTCCCTGACGCAGACGGAACGACTTAAGCCGTGTCGATTCGTCTGCGACGATGATCTTGTACGGCCACCCGCGTCCCCAATACTTAACTAAGTCGGGAATGCGCTCGTAGTTAACGCAATACACGTCCGCACGTGTTGCCAGTGCCTCCTGGAACTCGTGCTTATCGCCGACGGCCGAGACAACGCGCAAATCTTTTAAATGCTCCCACTTGCGAGCTTCCTCCGGCCACGTTGTTGCCGCCACGCGCTTGGGAGCAAGCACGAGCACAGGACCGTCTTCGAAAAAGTCGAGAATCTGCTTAAGCGCAGTCAGAGTAGACACGGTCTTGCCGAGCCCCATGCCGGCCCAAACGGCCAAGCGCGGATGCTCGACAATCGCATCAATGATGCGCTTCTGATACGGACGCGGCGTAAAAGCTGTCATGACAGAATCCACGGGCACATGGCATAGACAACGCCGCCCACAGCCATGGCGATAACGGCCGTCAGACCGAAAGATACTTTTAATGCGAACACGAATGCCTCATCTAGTTCTTTCATTCGAATTTCTCCTTTTCCGGCGCGTAGCGCCAGGAGATAATTTCCTTATGCGGGATTCGCTTGTCTTTGTAGAGCAGGGGACGGAACTCGTCGCCTTTACGCATGGCATACAGACAGATGCTCAGGGCATTCACGGTGCTCCTGACCTTTGCAAGAATCCGCAGATTCTTAATCGGCCACGTCGTCTCATCGAAGGGCTTGAATGCTGTCCACGTCACCATTGCTTACCCTCCGCTCGGCGTGCGTGGATGTCGACTTTCTCTTCGTAAAGCCGGCTGGTTTGCGCATCGCCCTTGTCTTTGGCCAAAAGGACGTTCATTCGGAAAAGCACCTCGGCCATTCCTTCGTGCTCTAAGAATGTGCTTTGCGACGAATCACTCCCCTGGCGATTAAGAATTCGTGTGCACAAATCCATGCAGGCCTTCGCAAGCTCGCGCTCATGCTCGATGCGACTTCCGGTCTTAGCCAAAATAAGAAACTTTTGATTCACGTGATGCTCCTTTAAACTAAATCCAGAGGACTTACATCCTCACTGTCAATAACGAATACCCGACAACCTGCCTTCTCCATCCGGGCGATCTCCCTTGCTTGGTGCGGGCGAAGTTTCTCGCCCGGCGCCTTGAATTCAATCCAGTAGTGACGGCCATTGACCATGACAAAACGGTCAGGGGCACCCCGACGCCCTTCCCAGGCGCACTTGCGCACGTCAAGCCCGAGCGCTTTGCACCGCGCTAGGAACTTATTAATCACACGACCCTCGGGCGTTGTCATGCTTTCGCTCCTTTGCCCTCAGCAACTCGATCGTAGAATTCGTCAATCACTTCTTTTGCCTTCGCAAGGATTTCAACCCCAACCCCGAGGGCGTGATACGCGGGTACGACAAGCGTCACACAACCTTCCTCGCCGTCGAACGTTATGTGAAGACGTCCCGTCTCAACGTCCTTCTCGACGGCCATTCCCGTTGCCTTAATACAAAGATCCTTACAACTCATTTCACTCATCGTTAGTCCGCCTTCTTGTATCGATTGCCTACAAAGCCGTCTACAGCGAGCGGTAGCCCCCTGTAAACAGTACTTGTAGGCTTAGTCATAACGGATACCAAGAAGTCGTAGGCCTTTCGGCCGTTGACTTCCGGCACCTCGCACACAATCTCGTCATGCACGTGCATCACAGGGCACATGCCGGCCTTCTCCAGGCGCACAAGCGCACTGCACAAAAGGTCACAGCTTGTCGCTTGGACAAGGTTTTCCACGCACTTGGCACCGTGGGTTTCGAGTCGGCACCATTTGCGCACTTTCTGATCAATGCCGAGGTACGTGAAGGACCCCGACTGCTCGTCGTTAATCTTCGGCTTGGCATACACGAGCTTGCGACCGGCAGGAAGGCGTACCGTCAGATACTGACCGTCGTACTTGGCCACGATGCCGCGGCGCACGGGAAACTCGATGCCGGGGTTCTCGATGGCATTAATGCAAGCCGTGCCGACTAGGTCCCAAAACTCGGCAATATGCGGGTTGGCCAAGCGCCAAGCGCGCTTGACAGCGTCAACCGCGACGAACGTGTGCTTGTCTAAGCCACACGTGCGGTCGTTCTTGACAAACCAATCCCAAGACTTGTCAGCCTCGGCCACAATGACGGGATCGAGGGCGGAGTAAATGTCATCGGCCACAGCCTTCAGATTCATTCCGTATCCGTTGGCGAACGTGACAAACGCACCCGCTCCGCCCCCATACCCCAGGGCAAGCTCTAGCACTTTGCCCATTTGCCGTTGCGGCTTCGTCACCTCGTCCGGACGAATGCCGAATGTTTTGCCGTACGTCATCTTGTACAGGTCGTGTCCGTGCCCTGCATCGAAAGCACAAAAGGCCTTGAGCTTCCATTCCTCACCGGCAAGCCAAGCGAGCACACGGCCTTCCACGTTGCTCCAGTCAGCCACGGCAAACGTTTTGCCCTCGGGCGCGACGATGAGGCCTCGCAGGCACGTAGAAAGGACAGGGCGCACGTCTTCATAAAAAGACTCGGCCACTCCTGCCTTGATCAAATCGATGGCCTCGAAAAAGCCTGCCTCCTTGAATGCAGGACGTGCCAGGTTCTGCGGTTGGAAGATGCGCCCGGCAAAGCGCCCGGTTCGCATCGCACCGCGAAATTGAAGCGTGCCGCGCAAACGCCCGTCCGATGACACGGCATCGAGCACCTTCTCGTACTTCGTAGCGCTCGTGGCCGCGCTCGCAAGACGCAGGCGCAAGAGGTCTTTGACCGGCTCCGGCACATCGTCGGCGTCAATCTTTCGCTCGACTTCGGCCTTGGTCATAGACGACAAGCGCCAGCCGTACTGCTTCTCGATGAACTTGAGCATAGCGTCGCGCTGCGTGGCCCGAGTCACTTCGCCGCCGGTGAGCTCAGCCGTACACATAGCGAGGCCCTCCTTGTGCTCCTTATCAAGGCGCAGGGCACCCTTGGCCAACTCTTGGTCGATAAGGTACCCACGGCGGTTAATGGCAGCATCCGTGAGCTGGATCTCTCGCTCCTCTTTCGTACAGTTGAACTTCGGGAGGCGTTTGAATACCTCGCGCATGGACACGATGTCCATACGACAATATTCTTTGAATAACTCCCAATCGGCAGGGCGGTTCTCTCTCGTCGCTCTGCGGTCTTTCCAGTTGGAGGGTAGGGGTTTGCAAAAAAGATTCACAAGGCGTGAGCCGTCGGCCATCTTCGATTCGCTCTCGGCAAGTCCGAAGACCTTGCACAGGTCCGCAAGAGCACCGGGAAGGCCGTGCTCGTAGGCAATGACCATCGAATCGATGATGCGATTGGGGCTCCAGTCGTACTGAGGCAATACGTGCGCGAGCACGACTGAATCGAACTGCATGCCGTTGTGAAACACAAGGCGCGTTGCTTCGTCACGCAAGGCCTTGTCAAGCTCGGCCGGCACAGGCTCGCACGTTGCGTCCCACACCTTGGCAGGACCATCGGCGAGCGCATAGCCGAAAAGCAAAAGCTCTGCTGTCTCTGCGTACTTGTGCGTGCCGACACTAATCGGCGTTTGGTTGAAAGATTCGATGTCCGCAAAAACTAACATTGCTTTTCCTTAAAAATGTCGCGGGGTAACCGGACGACAGGGACACGGAAATGACGGCAACGTATACAAGCCAAAACCGGAACCCTTTAGAACCCGAGGGAATCAACAAAAACCCCGGGCCGCCGGAGAGTCCACCCATCGATGGACGAGCACTACATCCCCCGGTTCCCCGATAAAGCCTCCGTCGCCAGGGGCTTTACCGGGAAGGCTCCGTCAGGAGCCAACCCGATGTTCTACTTAGCTAAACGCATCCAACTCGTCAGCGAAGTCGTCGTTGGCCGCAACCGGCGTGGCTAACGCCTCGAAGTCGTCAGCCGTCGCACGGATTCCGGAGCCTTCGAACGGCTCACCCTCTTTACGGAAGTGAACCGAAACGAGCTCGAAGGACACGCCTTTTGAGCCGCTTGCGTCATAACACCAGGACTGCACGACTACGTCGATGTAGTCGCCCGACCGGGGCATATCCGCTTGCGATGTAAGCACCCGCTTTAAGTCAGCCGAGTACACAATCGGGGCACCGTTCTCCTCCCGGCGCTTTGCATTGATGTACCAGCGTTGGCGGTCGGTATCGTGCTGCAGGCCACGTGTGTTCTTGTTCTCCTTAGCGGCAGCAAAAACACGCTCGGCTTTGTCACCGAACTTGGCCACAAAGGCCTCTTTCATGCCCGCAGCGACTTTCTGCAGGTTCTCCTTGTCGTCTTCCGCAATCACAATCTGGGCGCTGTAGAACTTGCGTCCGTCCTGCGAATAGCGGTTCTCTTGAGCGACCACCAGGCGCGGAAAATTAATCCGCACATTTTTCAAAATAATCTTTGCCATTTGAATTACCTTTTAAAAATTAAATCAACGTTTTTAATTCTCAATCGCTTCAAAATCTGATGAACTTGCCGCCGTAATCGCCGGCCGTTTATCTGACTCCTCTACGACTGAGGGTTTACCCTCGGACTGCGTGACGCAGTCACGGATTTTCTGCTGCTGTTGGGTACCCAGCAGTTTCGGATTGGCCTTTAAGGCCGCCTCGAATTTGGTCGGAGAAATGAGCTTGAAGTCGTACATTTCCTCACGCTTCAAGCGCATGCTCTTCATTAATCTTTCAACCTCAGCCTCATCGGCCCACTTGCGCGGTCCCTTGCGACCGGCGACTAGCTTGTAGCCGGGAATCTTCTCTCCCTGACCGAGGCGCGCCGTGACGGACTCCCGGACCATCTTGGTGAAGGACTCCAGGGCAGGGAGCAGGCTGTAGGCCTTAGCGAGCTTCTCCGGATCGTCCGGAACACGGATGACCTGGATAGCCTCTGGCTTCGGTTCGTCCGCTTTGTAGTCCACAAGCGCAGCCGAAGCTGCTTGTTCAGCTAACATCGGGCACTTGGCTTTGCCACGGCACCACCGGCAAACGGACTCGTTACAGCAGTAATCGTCCTGCCCGATCGTCGGCTTTTCCTCTTCGTTGTAAAAGCGGATTGCCTTCTCGGCGCGAGGCCGCACATTCGCCTTAAACGCCTCCAATTGCTCGGGCGTCAGTTCCCACTGGTTCACGCCGCCGGCACGCGGCTGCACGATGGCCAAATGCACGTGCTCGACGTCGTAAAGCAGCGAGACCTCGTCCCAAAGCGCGGCCGCATAGATTGAAAGCTGCTCGTTTCGTTCAGCTGACACGGGCACGCCGGCGCCGTACTTAAGGTCAATCACCCACAGGTGGCCGGGGTAGGCGATAAGGCAATCAATCGTGCCCCTTGCGCCTTCCTCGGACGTAACCGGCGAAACGTCGACCGGATGCTCGAACGCGATATAAGCACATTCGTCCGCCTCCTTTGCCTCGGCAATTCGTTCAGCTACGAAGCGCACGTACTCGCCGACGTACGCACTCATTTCCCGGCCGCACTCCTCCGAGAAACGGATATCCTCCGGCGTGCAAGGCGCATCCTCGAACATTTGCCGAAGCGTTCGTTCAGCTAGGGAATGCGCCTTTGTGCCTTCCTCAGCATAGGGTGAGGACGGATTGGGAACGCCCTTTTCAAGCCAGGCGGAAGCCGGGCAACACGCCCAGGTGTGGGCGTGGCTCGGACTTAATATTGCGTGTTTGCCCGGCATTGATCAGGCCTCCTTCAAAGCCTTATCGGCGTTTGCGCAGAAAACCTGAATCTGCTCCGCCGTTAGGGCGGATAGTTTTTTCACGCCCACCGAGTCCAAAAGGCCCCGGAGCGCATCGGCGCCGCGGTTCTTTAAAAGCGCGGTTGCTTTACTGCGGGCATCGGCCAGAGAAAACGCCTTCGGCTTTTCTTCCGAAATTTTTCCCGCGGCCGCTTGTTCAGCTACGGGCGCAGATTCGTGTTTGGCCTTTTGCAGCGTTTCGGCTGCTTTGGCAGGCGCTTCGAAAGGCGGATCGCTCGGGTCCTCGCCCGGTTTGCACGGGATTCCGTCCAGGGCCACGGCCGCACAGCCACCGGGTTCCCAGTCGCCGCGGGCAGTGGCGGGGGTGTCAGGGGCAAAGCGCTCAGCGTTCGCCGCGCCTCGGACGGCCAAGGCGGCCGCGAGTTTCTCAAGTGCCCCGGCGTGCGCTTGCAGCGCACCGGCTAGGGATTCGATAGAGCTTTCTAGACTCATGTATATACCTCCTCTTTCGGTTACTTTTAAAAGCCGGTCCGGTGCAAGTCGGTCAAGTCGGATATGTGTGAAAAAATCACCGGGCCGGCTTTTAAAAGTGCCCCCGGAGCACGGGGGCGCAGCGTCTATTTGAACGAGAGCCTCGAAAAAAGCGCCTCGCAAAAAGCCTTTTCCTCAAAGCGAATAAACGTGCCGACCCGCCCGCCCCTGGGCGCGTCGTTTCCCAGCTCATAGGCGACGCCCAGAGCGTCTAGGAGGCGCACAGCGTCATCGTGTAGGGCGGTAGACAGTCGGCCAAACCGGCCGCGGCCGCGGGATTCGATCCCGTGGAGCTTCCGCCGCACGGATGTAAAGTCGCGATTGCAGCCGGCTATGGGTGCATACACCAGGGCATACGCCACTTTCTTACCCCATTGCGTCAGGGCCCCGTCGTTTTTAAAAAGTTTTGCCATTTTTTTATCTCCTAAAAAATATTGATGATCCCTTCGACCGCGAGCACCTCTAAAAGGACGCTTACGGCGAGCACGGCGATAAAACCGAGGATCCAAGAGGGGGGAAGGCCGTCATTCATAGCCGCGACCACATAACGCAGCGCCCATCGCATACAAGCCAGATCTCGGAGGCGAGCGCCGCATCAAATTCAATTCGGTAGCCACACGGCGAGCAGTCGCGGGTGCCGACCACTTCCGCCAGGGCCTCCGGAAAGGCCTTTGAGTACTCGCTACTCATCGAGGCCACCACATACCAGCGGCGATTTTTTAAATCGATGCCGGTTTTCTTTTCAAAAACCGTGATTGCCCGGAGGATGTTGCGTTTTGCATCGCTGGCCGGGATTTGAGAAATATGCGAGACATCAAGCAGCATGGTCAGGCCCCCTTTTTCTGCTGTTCGATCGCGGACCAGGCAGAGGATTGCAGCGCCGCACCGAGGCGATTAAGCACCTCGGAAACCGTCCAATAAATCGCCAGGTTGTGATATCTGGCTTCGGCCTTGATTGCCGCGTCGCCGTCCCAGTCGCCGCGGTCCGGGTCAGCCTGAAAGCCGATCTCATCGTCACCGTCAGTTAAGACTGCATCGATGTAGCTTTCGGCGAGGCTTTTAGTTTCTGTATCAGATAGATAAACTCAGATGCTGCGATACACGCCGAAAGGCTCGCCGGCGCAGCGGTCCAGAGGCTCCCAGGCTCTGGCGTCTGTGCTTTCGCTTACGGTAACGCGCAGCGAGGTGCGCGGAACCTGAAGGGCGCATGTGAAATCGCTGCTCATGATCAGGCCTCCGCGTAGCCACGAATTAACTGAGCCAAATCGGCACCGGCACCGGCGTCCGTGTCGACGTCTACGGACAGGCTCTCACCCGCCCAGCTGTAATCGAACGTGAGCCGGTCGCGATAGCTGTCATAAGTGAAAGAGGCGGTAGGCCCTCCGAGGGCTACCGTCACCTCAGCCTGGTATGTGTCCGTTTCCTCGTTGCGATAGACCTGAAAATCAAGCCAGTTTTCCGCGTCCGGGCGGTCGCGGTAATCGTCTAGTAGGCCTGCTAGGTATCCCGCGGCCTCAGCCTGAAACTCCGGATTACGTAAAGCACTGGGATTGAAATAGGCGTTACCTAGATAAGCATTGCATTCTGTTTTAGCAAATGCCTCGAAAAATTTTTGAGTGTTGTTTGTCATTTTTTAGATCTCCGTATTTAAAAAAGTTGTTAGAGTGAGCCCACAGCCACCACCAGGGCGAGGGCGGTCACTACAAAGGCAAAGCCGGCCAGAGCGGCACCGGCTATAAAGAGGTAATCGCGGAATGTCATTTTTGTCTCCTTAGATATAGAGGCAAAGAAGACCCACGCAGCCAACCAGCTCACAGGCGAGGCCAATGAAACAAAGAGCGTTGTAAACGCGAAAGAATTTGCGATCGAAAGCGGTCGGATTGGTAATTGTCATTTTTTTCTGTCCCCTAAAAAGTGTTGTTAAAAACATGCTTTTCTGATGCAAAGCATTATACACGCATGTTTGAGAAATACTTAAAAAAGCATTGAAAAAGTTTGACCAAAATCAAAAGAACCGTAAAGAAAAAAGGTGCGCCGGTGCTTTTCCAGGGGGTGCTGTCAACTGGTGCGTGCAATCTTTTGCAGGTAGATAACTGTTATTATTTGAACGGTTATCACTTTGCAGATTTTTGCAAGAAAAAACGTTAATACATTGATTTATAAGGGAAAGTGATTTGAGTGACGCTTATAAAAAGTTTGAAATGTGTGAAAAAGCATTAAAAAAGCGAGTGCTATAGGGGGTTTTAAAAAACCGTCACCATCGTCACCGAATGGCGTATAAGTGGCTGAATTTAAAAGGAATTTTATAAAAAGTGTGTAAAATCAACGGTTAGCAGCTGTTTACATATGTGAAAAGTTGCAAGGAGGCATTTTCGAGGCCGCCCCCTGGCTGGGTGCGTGCTTAAAAAATAGGCACGACTTTACAGTCGGAAAATCGGGGGCTTTTCGGCAGGCTCGCAGCGTCTCAGGCTCTCAGGGCCCCAGGCTCTCAGGCTCGCAGCCCCTGCATGCCCGGCACCGTGTGCCCGTGTGCCCGAGTGCCCGAGTGGCCGTGGCAAGACCTCAGGCTTTTAGGCTCTCAGCCCCCGGGTAGCCGTGTGGCCGTGGCGAGAAATGTAAAGATTGCCTAAAATCTGGGCAAGGTACGATGCGCGCGGCGGCAGGGGGGGTGCTTATGGCAGTCTATAAACTCAAGGCGGTGATGCTGCGCAGGGCAATCGACGCCCTGGACGCCGGTTTCAGCATCCGAGCCGTGGCCGAGGCTACGGGCATTCCGCTCAGCACGCTACACGCGGCGCAGTCCGGGAAATTGGCTTATCTTTTTGAGGGGGATGATTATGCTCGATCTTTTCGCGGTAAACCCGGCGACATCCGAGCCGGGCGCGGCCGGCAAGCCGGAAACAAAACCCCCGGAAAAAATTCTTAAAAATGAAGAAGGGGTGGGGGTACCCCCAAAAAATTTCCACGAAGCGAGGGGGAATATCGACCAAGTAGTAGACCCTTCCAAAATCCATCCTGACCCTTGCAAAAAAGCACAAGGCCCTCTTATCCCCGCCTCCCCTACTCCCGTTAAAGACAAGTATCCGAGGGTCAGTGCGATGGTCGAACCGCCGACAGAAGAAGCGCTGCGAGAAGAAGGGGTGGTTGTGGAGGATGCAGACGATCCGAGGCGCACGGACAAGTGGCGTCCTGAATGGAGGCCGAAAGCGATAGGCCGTGGCCGGCGTGGCTGGCATGCGAACATTAATGCGGTTCATTTAGTGGAATCGAAGACGCAACTTCCGAAGCCTGACGTGATTAACTGGGCGGAGCATTTGAAGGGGAGGAAGAAGCAAAGTGCACTTCCGTGGGATGAGATTGAGCCGGACATTTTGAACTTTGTTGCGGCCGGCGGGACGGTGACGGCGTACTGTGCGGCGAGCGGGCTGAACCGTCATGCGGCCTTGAAGCACCAGATGCTCAAGCCTGAATTTGCGACGGCCCTGGCAGAAGCGAGGAAAGCGGGGGCAGACGCTCTGGCGGCGGAAGCTTTGACGATTGCATCGACGCCGATGATGACCGAGGAGCGCATTACGGTCTTTGACAAGAACGACGAGGTTGTTACCCGGAGTGTGAAGGTCGCGGACAACACCTATGCGCGGAAGTTGGCATTTCAAGCGAGAATGCAGCTGTTGGAGAAATGGGCACCTGAGAAGTACGGACCGAATGCGAAGGCAGAAGTGAGCGGTGGGATGGCCGAGAAGCTACGAGCGGCGCGTGATCGGATCCGCACGAAGCTCAAGGAGGAGCGACGGGCGGCTAAGGCTGCCGATGCCTCCTGAAGACGGCCCACCCTTCCACGTAGGCCACGATACGGTCCACGGGCACGCTTTGTCCTGAGGCGGTCTTGAGGGTGATACGGCCGAGGGAAACTGAGGGCGTACCGAGCACGAGGGCCCTACCTCCGTTATCGAGCGCTACGACGCCGACAGCGGGTGCATCGGGCTCTAAGCGAGGCCTATCGGGGTAAGGCTCGACGGCGAGGTAAAGAAGTGCGCCCCGGGGCACGACAGGGGCCAAGTCATCGGTGGGCATATAAGCGGTGAGCGTCGGCTCATCGCCCTCCTCTCTTGCCGTAGCGACGGCGGCCTTCCAAGCCTGCGACCTCTTCTCATCATCAAGGAGCACTTCAGGCTCGACGTGGCACGACGGGGTTGCCGTAGCGACGGCGGCCCTGCGCTCTTCGGCGGTTGTGAGGTCACCCTGGGCGAGGGTCCTTACGACACCTGTCTCGCCATCTACGATAGGCTGCGTGCGCAGCGCCCACGGGTCGACGTTAAGCGCCTTGGCCAACGCTCGGACGGTCGCGTCACGGGGTACGGTTTGTCCTTTCACGATGCGAGAGATTGTGGGCTGATTGACGCCTGATAGCCGAGATAGGTCATTATGCGACAGCCCGTATCTGTCAAGAAGTGTCTTGATATTGCTAATAAAAATCGAAGTCATGTCGTATTTCTCTGTTTTCACGCAATCGGCATTATACGTAGACGTAATGCTTTTCTCATGCTTTGTATAAAAGTTTTTGCAAGTCTTTGTTAAGTACTATACAATGCTTTTCTAATGGCACTTTAATGAGGGGGAAGTAATGCTTAAAACAGCTAAAGAGATGGTAGCGGAGCTATATGGCTGGGGGATGTCCTGCGACCGTATTGCGAAAGAAACAAAACTTCGGCAGTCAATTATCTATCGGATTCTGAAACAGCAAGTTAAAAGGCCTCACCTCGAAACCGAACTCAAAATCCGCAACTTGTACGACAAGTACATCGGGAAGGGCATCTAATGGCTTTTTCCGAATATCTCCAGCAAAGCAATTGGCATCCAACGGCGGCAAGAGTATCGAGCACAGAGTTTCTCCTTCTTGTTTGAGGTAATGGCTTTGACAACACAATTATCGCAGGCAAGAAGGAGTTCTTTTTAGGTAGCAAAAAATGATTCGTGAGCAAGGCGCGAAGTTAGCAAGTAAGGGCTATGCCGTCATTCCGGTCAGGCCCAACAGTAAGATTCCGAGTATTCCCTCATGGCAGAAAAATCCGCTTTCCGAGCAGGACTGCCTTTCCCGTCCGGAGGACGAGGGCGTAGGGCTTCTTTGCGGGTATGGCGACCACCCCGTCTTGGGGATTGACTGCGATATCGAGGACGATGCGGATCTCGCAGCATCCGTTTGCAATCGCTTCGATACGATTCTTCACTTTGAGGAAATGAACCCGATTCGGCACGGTAAACGACCGAAGTTCATGATTCTCGGGGCTATGAAGTCCGACGAGCGTTTCTCAAAGATGTCGTCTGTCAAGTACACCAAGGATGGTGGCAAAACGACCGTACAGGTCGAAATGCTCGGAGTCGGCCACTACTTCGTGGCCTACGGCATCCACCCGGATACAGGCAAAGCCTACGAGTGGGAAGAGGGTCTAATGGGAGCCGGGCCCGAGGATTGGAGTCCTTCCGACTTTGTCCCTATCACGCTTGAAGATCTTAAAGCGTGCATTGCCGCCTTTGAGGAGGAAGTGGCCAAGCGCGGCGGTTACCAGCCTGTGGGCTCGGCAACCGGGAGCACGGAGGTGCTTGATTGGACGAGTCGGGAGCCGCAGAAAGCACCGATGGAGCTTAAGCCCCATTTCGTTGAGAAGGTCTTAGAGGACCTGACGACGGAAAAGAAAATCGATGCAGACAGTTACGACAACTGGATCCAGGTCGGCATGGCGCTGCATCACCAGTTTGAAGGGGGTGTTGATGGTTTGAATATTTGGGACACCTGGTCAGCATCCTCTGCGAAGTACAAGCCCGGCGTCTGTGCGACCAAGTGGGCAACCTTCGGCAAGTACCCGGCCAAGATGAAAACGATGCGCTCGTTTGTTTATGCCTGGTACGCCTTGGGGCTAAACGGAAAATACTCGTTTTGTGAAACGGGCATCGTTCACCGCATTATCCGAGAGTCGGGGGACAGGATTCGGTTTCTTGCCGACGCGAATCGCTTCCGCGAGTGCAACAAGCTCACCGGCCGATGGATTGATACGGACGACGTCTGTATCCAGCATCAGATTTTCAACCAGATTGAGTATGGACTAGAAGACGAGGCCAAGGACATCAAGGAGCAGGGCTTTGAGGAACGAGCAACAGCATTACTCTCTTTCCGCTCCAAGTGCCGGGCCTCGATGAGCCGTGTTTTGACAAGTGTTTGTAAGGACATGAAAGCGACGACGACGGCCAAGTTTGCTGATTTTGACGCAGATGCGAATCTGTTCGGTGTCGGGAACGGCGTTTTGGACTTGGCCAAGGGGCGCTTCTTGGGGGCAAAGCCCGAGCTCATGATTTCTAAGGGTTCTTTCGTGGACTATGTCGAGGGAGCGAGAAACGCCCGTTGGGAGCAGTTTATCCAAGAGGTTACCGGGGGTGACGAGACAACGGCCGATTACCTGCAGCGCGTCGTCGGGTATGCGATGAGCGGAGTGCCGAATCAGCACCTGATGTTCTTTTTAATCGGTCGCGGCTGTAACGGCAAGTCCGTGTTTCTCAACACGCTTTCGAAGGTATTCGGGAGCTATCACAAAGCCGTGCCGGCGGACTACTTCACGATGACGGAAAAACAGGTACAGGGGACCGGCAAAGGGCCTGATGCAACGCTCGTGTCCATGGCAGGCTCCCGGCTTTGTGTGAGCGCGGAGACGGCGCTCGGCGCCTCGATGCAAGAGGCCGTGATTAAACGCCTCGTGAGCCGAGACGTCCTTACGGCTCGTGCTTTGTACAGTAACTCCGTGATGGAGATTATTCCGACATGGGTTTTGTTTGTGGCCACGAACCACTTTCCGGATGTGCGTACACGAGACAAGGGCACCTGGAGACGCATCCGAGCCATTGAGTTCGGCGTGGATTTTGACGACGGCAAGCACGAGATGGACCCGTGGCTTGAAGACAAGTTGGCACAGAATCTGCCCGGCATTCTCAATTGGTGCATCGAGGGCTATCGCAAGTACCGCAAGTACGGCCTTACGCAGTCCGATTCAGCGAAGACCTTTACCGAGCAGCTGCAGGAGCAGGGCAACTACATCGGCCGTTGGCTTGCCGATAAGTGCGTTAAGAGTGCCGATGCCGAGGTGCTGCTCAAAGATGCTTTCGCCTCGTGGCGCGCATGGAGTGCCAAGGAGGGCGGGTTTGAGTATTGCCCCAACGACAAGGTGTTCGGCCAATCGCTTGCGGAGTGCGGATTTAACAAACATAAGACGAACAAGGGGTTACTGATGCAGGGCTTTCGACTTCTTACGGACGAGGAGTTAGCTGCCAGGCAGGAAGCCGAGGACGAGGAAGAGATTCGGGAATTGTTTGCTTAAAAGGAGGGAAACACATGTTCAATATGTTTAATCATCAGTCACAATATGCGCAATCGTTGATTCGCGTTGATCCAATCGATATCTTGCAGTTTGCACCGTTTGATTTAGGTTGTGCTTTGAAGTACATCATTCGTTCCAAGCATAAGGGCAATGAACTGCAGGACTTGAGGAGGGCCGAGTTCTACCTAACTTTGGTTGAACAAAACGGGAGAAACGTACAGCACAGCAAGCAGCACGACTGGTTCTCATCGACTTACGGGTATTTGGTCAAACGTTTCGAAGGTTGCGAGAAGATGTCTAGCAGCATCTTTTGTGACGTGAGCGATCTACTTGAGGAAGTACAAAAGCGTATCGCGGTTTTGGAAAGGGCGAAGGAGGTAGAAAAGTGAACGAATATGAAAAAGGAGAACTTAAAAGAATCCGCTACGACGAGATTTATCTCCCGTTGAGGGAAATCTCTGAAAATGTTGGGCTCGCCATTGACGGTAGATATTGTGAATGTGACCTCGCGGCCATAAGAAAAGCCCTTGCAACGTTTACCAAGGGCACAGAAAAGGCAATAGAACTTATCAAGCAGCTCCGTAAACCCCTGCCGATGACCGTGGCAGAGGTCGAGGCTATGACCCCTCAAGAAGTCCGCAACGCTTTGTGTGCGATTCTCCGTTTGGAAGCTTCGCATAAAAATTCTTCTTCCTTATGAGGGCTGTTTTGATGGAAAGAAACATTTTCGTATAGGGAAGGGAATAGTTTCCTGAGGGAGTCGAGCAAGCATCCTTGCCACCGCTTCTCGGCTCCCGAGGGACTTGGAGAAATCATGGACGAAAGAGAACGAATTATTGCGACGCGCTACGGTTTGCGTCATCAGTTGGAAAAGACGCAAGAGGAGTTGCGTGAATTGAACACGGCAATCTTGAAGCACCTTGCCGGCCCGACACCGAAAACACGAGAGGCCGTGATTGAGGAAGTCATTGACTGCGAGGTGCTGTTCGAACAGCTTAAATATCTGCTTAATGTTCACCCCAGAGAGGTGAACCTGTACAAGGACTTCAAGATTAATCGTCAGCTTGCGCGTATCGGGGAGTGGGATAAAGTGCCTAAGGGAGTAGCTGATGTCGGGCAGTGACGAGTTTTTCGCGGACCTTGCTGCGTGTTACGACGACCCCTTAAGGTTCGTCTTGTGGGCGTTCCCTTGGGGCACAACGCCTGAGCTTTCGCTTGTGACGCTCAAGGAGCCGTGGGCCTCGCGGTATCCCGGTTGCAAGTACGGCCCCGACAAGTGGGCCTGCGAAGTCCTCGACTACGTCGGCGAGCAAGTTAGGGCCAACGCCTTTGACGGCGTGCACGCCGTTAAGCCCGTACAGGTTGCCGTGGCTTCAGGCCATGGATTAGGAAAATCGGCCATTACGGCGTGGCTCGTCTGCTGGATTATGGCCACTCGTCCGGGAGCGAAGGGTGCGGTGACGGCAAACACGGCTTCGCAGCTTGAAACGAAAACGTTCGCTGAAATCTCCAAGTGGCTTAAACGCTCGCTTGTCCGAGATATGTTCGACATCAAGGCCTCGTCCGTTGTTCAAAAGGACGAGCCGGAATCGTGGCGAGTGGACGCTCTTACGTGCCGAGAGGAAAACTCGGAAGCCTTTGCCGGCCAGCATGCCGCATCCTCGACGTCTTTCTACATTTTCGACGAGGCATCGGCTGTGCCCGACAAAATCTGGGAAGTGGCTGAGGGTGGTTTGACCGACGGCGAGCCCATGTGGTTTGTGTTCGGAAACCCGACACGCAATACGGGGCGCTTCAAGGAATGCTTCGGGCGTTTTCGTGAACAGTGGAAAACGTTTCAGATTGACTCACGTGAAGCCCATATTACGAACAAAGAGCAGATTGCCGTCTGGGCCAAGGAGTACGGAGAGGATTCGGACTTCTTCCGTGTTCGTGTCCGTGGCCAATTCCCGAATGCTTCGACGACGCAGTTCATCCCGACCAAGCTTGCCGAGGATGCCATGGCCCGTCCTGCGCCGGCTCGTCACCATATTGCTACGGCGATTGTCGGCGTGGACGTGGCACGCTTCGGCGATGACGATACCGTCATTGTGACTCGCTTCGGGAAAGATGCGACGACACCCTTTGCGCGTTATCACGGTCTTAGTGGAGACCGAGTCATTGCCTTGGTCAAGGCCAAGATTAACGAGCTTTACCGTGAAGGATTCGAGCGTGTTTATGTGTTCCTTGACGAGGGGGGCTTAGGCGGAGCCATTGTGGACGTCCTACGAGCCGATGGGTTCCGAGAAGTGCGAGGCGTGAATTTCGGCCAAGGGGCAGACGATCCCGAGCTTTACCCTTTCAAGCGCGAGGAGATGTGGGCACGCATGAAGAAGTGGCTTGAGTTTGGCTCCATTCCGAATGACCAGCAGTTGCTTGATGATTTGACCGGCATCGAGTTTGAATACGATATTAAAGGGCGACCGAAGCTCGAATCGAAGGCAGACATGAAAAAGCGCGGACTGCATTCGCCTGACGCGGCCGACGCTTTGGCGCTTACGTGGGCCTATCAAGTGCGAGAAGTCTCCGACAGAACCGTCGGACCTGAGCGTGTACGAGGCGGTGCCGATGCTCCCAGGAAGTTTGATCCCTTCGATTTGAAGTTCTGTACACGTAGATAACTCGTTGATTTAGAAAGAGAAAAATCCTGAACGCACAAAAGTGTTCAGGATTTTTTATTTTCGGTGCGAAGATAGTGTAAAGCCTCGCGATGTTGCTGCATCCGAGGCGCGACAGATACCTGACTTGTGAGGCGTATCCATGTACCGAATTTTACCAGAGCCAAAGGACATAACAAGCGTGTTGGCGAAGAAAAATAAGAACGGATGGGAACGGGTGTACGTGTTCGCGGTTTGTGTTGGTCGAATCGGCTATGCACTGATTCCTTGGGCGTTTCTTTATGTGTTACTGACTCTTTTCGGAGGGGGCGTCGTTGTTTGAGATTCGTGAACATGCCTACCAAGAGCTTGAGCAGTGTCCCGGCTTTCTCGATGTGGCGACGGAGTATCAGCAAGAGACACAGAACATGGCCATCGGTAACCCCAGTGTGCAGTTCGAACGGTATCGGGAGCTTGACAAACTCGGGAGAATCAAGTGCCTCGGGGCTTTTGACGGTAAGACCTTAGTCGGCTTAGTCGGCGTGATGTTCGCCCGCAGTCAGCACTATGCGTTCCCGATTGCTTCGATGGAGTCGTTTTATCTGCGAAAGGACTATCGCAAGGGTACAAATGGTTTGCGACTTATCAACGCGGTAAAGGACTTGGTGAGGCGAGAAGGAGCACCCGGCTTGGTCTTTATGGCGCCTCCCGGTTCAACTTATGACGTGTTGTGCGAGAAGCTCGGTATGGCGCACACACATAACGCATATTGGTGCAAAGCATGAAGATAGTTGCCAAAAGTAGTCCGACGATTCCCGCTTGCTCCGAGGAGAGCAAGGAGCTTTTTGCTCGTGCCATCGATCGCTTTAAGGACCTGCCCCAAGCCGAGATTTACACCGAACACCACCTGCACGCAGGTGTGTATTCCCGAACGATCCACATTCCCAAAGGCGTTTTGATTATCGGCGTGGAGATGCAGTGTGCAACGCAGCTGGTGCAGTACGGTCACGGGTTCTTTACCGATGGTAACGGCACCAAGGAGATGCACGGATACCTCGTTTTGGAAGGGCTCCCGCATCGGCAGTGCGCCTTCCTTGCCACAGAAGACACGTGGGCCACGATGTTCTTTGCGACGAAAGCAAAGACGGTTGAAGAGGCCGAGAGAGAGTTTTGTAGCGAGCCTACACAGTTATTAACGAACCGAAAGGAGAAGCAACTATGTCAGGAGTAGCAGTCGGAATTGCTGCGGCTGCGGCCGCCGGAGCATCAATTTACTCTTCCGAAAAGCAATCGAGTGCACAGAAGAAAGCAGCGCGCATGCAGGCCCAAACGGCGCGCGAACAGTTCAACCGCGACGAGCAGAACTTCAATCGCCAGAACCAAAGTAAGGTCGATATGGAATCTTTGCTCGCAGGCGAGAGCGCAGGCCTTATGGGTGATACCGGTGGGACAATGATTACGGGTCCCCAGGGCGTTGACCGTAACAAGATGAACCTCGGAAAGAGTTCGTTACTCGGAGGCTAGTTATGCCGGAGAAGGACCTTCGCACACGGTGCATGTCCCGTTGGCAGGACTTGGACACTGAGTTCTCCAGTTGGCGTGACCATTATCGGGAAATCAGTAAGGTACTGCTTCCGCGTTCCGGTCGCTTTTTGCCGACGGAGAACAATCGCGGAGACCTTCAGCGGTACAACGACATTTACGACAATACGGGTACGCGAGCCTTGCGCACCTTAGCCGGCGGCATGATGGCAGGCATGACAAGTCCTGCTCGCCCCTGGTTTAGGCTCACGACAATGAACCCGGAGCTCGATGAAGCCTATGCCGTCAAGGTGTGGATGGGCAAAGTCACGGCTCTTATGCAGATGATCTACAACAAGTCCAACATCTATCGGACGTTGCAGATGTCATATGAAGAGCTCGGGGCTTTCGGCACGAGCGCGGCAATCGTCCTTGATGACTACGAGAAGGTCATCCACTGCATGCCTTTGACCATCGGCGAGTACCGCATTGCAACGGGTCCCCGTGGGAACATTAATACGCTGTATCGGCAATTCCGGATGACGGTTGCCGCGCTTACCGAGGAGTTCGGGTACGAACACCTTTCTCGTCAAACGAAGCAAAGGTACGACAGCGGTAAGTTCGACGACTGGGTGACGGTTGTCAATGCAATCGAGCCTCGGGACTATCGGGACTTACATAAGCGCGATTCCAAGAACATGCCTTACCGGAGCGTGTACTTCGAGATGGGAGCACGGGATGACGACGGAATCCTCAGAGAGACGGGCTTTCGACAATTTCCCGTGCTTGCCGCCCGTTGGTATGTGACAGGGGGCGATATCTACGGAACGTGCCCCGGCATGGAGGCTTTAGGCGATCTTCGCCAATTGCAACAGCAATCGTTGGCCAAGTCTACGGCCATTGCCTTCCAAGCCAATCCGCCGGTGGTGTTGCCTGCGGATTTGAAGAACAACGGTGCCGATTTACAACCGGGCGGAAGCATCTGGGCAGACAACCCGGCGCAGGCGCAAATGGTGCGTTCGGCATTCGATGTGAACTTGCGTTTGGACTACCTCACGCAAGACATGGCCGACGTGCGTCAGCGTATCGACCAGGCGTTTTACAAAGACATCTTCATGATGCTTGCCTCGGGCAAGGATCGCATGATGACGGCAACGGAAGTGGCCGAACGGCATGAAGAAAAGATGCTCATGCTCGGCCCTGTTCTTGAGCGACTCAACGCCGAACTTTTAGACCCCCTGATTGCCCTGACCTTTGACCGGCTTGTGCAGGCGAACCTCTTGCCGCCTATTCCCGAGGAGTTGCAAGGGCAAGAGCTTAACGTTGAGTTTGTGTCCGTTCTCGCTCAGGCACAGCGTGCGATTACGACCAATGCTATTGACCGCTTTACGCAGAACCTAGGCGTGCTGGTGCAGTTCAAACCGGAAATTGCGGACAAGTTCAATTCTGATTATTGGGTTGACTATTACGCCGATGCCTTGGGCATCGACCCGCAACTCATCGTATCGAGCGACCAGGTGGCCTTAATCCGTCAGCAACGCGCTCAAGCGCAGCAGCAACAGGCCCAGATGGAGCAAATGCAACAGCTCTCCGAGATGAGTAAAAACCTTTCCGGACAGACGCCTAGTACGCCGTCAAACGCCGAGCTGATGAATCAGTTTGCCGGGTACTAGCCGAAAGCGTTCAAGATTTAAAAAAAAGAGTGGGAAGATTGTGCTATGGACAACCTAAAAGAACTTCTCTTACGTCGCACGAAGCAGGGAGAGTCTGTCGGTGTAGAGCGCCAAGATAAGAGTGCCGAGGCAGACGAAGACTTGCTTTGGTTGGCCAAGCAGCCGAGAGGGCAGCGCTTCTTAAAGCGCTTGTTCCGGATCACGTGCTTCATGGACAACACACTTGAGACGTTGCGCACCGACGAGGTTCACATGCCTTATCGGTTGATGTACATGGAAGGTCTTCGGTCCGTTGGCTACAGAATCTACAAGGACCTTAAACGGGTCGCTCCGGATATCTGTGGAAAAGTGTTAATCGAGCCTGAGGAGAAAGCTCATGGATGATTTGAATAACCAAGGCGGCGCACAGGCGCCTGTACAAGAACCACAAACACAGGGGGTACAGAACCCCGCTGTGTCTCCTAATCCGGCAGAGCCGGCAACGACGCCTCCGTCCACGGCGGGGATTGAAGACCCGATGGCGGCGGCCGCGCAAGCGCAACCGCAGGGCGTCGAGGACCCGATGGCCGCTGCTGCGAAGGCGCAGGCCGGTGGAGCACAGCAAGAGCCCACAGGAGCGCCTGAGAAGTATGAGGCCTTCAAGATGGGCGACAGCACGCTTTCGGAAGAGACGACGGCAGCGTTTGCTGAAATTGCAAAGAAACATAACCTGAGTCAGGAAGATGCTCAGGAGTTTGTAAACACCTTTGCTCCTGCTATCCAAGCTCAAGTGCGCGGATACCAGCAGCAGTGGTTGGAAGCTTGCCGAACCGATAAAGAATTGGGCGGTGAGCACTTTAATGAGAACATGGCCGTCGCCGGTGCCGGGTATCGTGCCTATGCCGACGAGGACCTTCGGGCCGTTATTCAAGCGAGCGGCTTGAGCCGGCACCCGGCAGTGGTGCGGCACTTCTATCGCTTAGGGAAGAACCTACAGCAGGACAAGGGTGTAGCCGGCGGTGCCTCTGCTCCCGCGCCTGTTCGTCAGTTGTACCCGAATTCCGGAATGCTTCCGGACTTGAAGTAAGGAGCCTTTTGTATGGCAGTAATTTCTACTCTTTACCCCACGCTTGCAGATATTGTTTCGCGTGCGGATGCGAGCGGCCGCATTGATACGTCCATTGTCGAGATGCTGACAGAAACCAACGAAATGTTGGATGACATGGTGTTCTTGCCGGCCAACGGTGTAACCGAGCACGTCACGACGGTGCGCGTCGGCTTGCCGAGCGCCACATGGCGCAAGCTCAACTACGGCGTTAAGCCGAGTAAATCTAAGACCAAGAAGATTAAAGATTCTCTTGGTTCGCTTGAAGCTCTGGCTCGGGTTGATAAAGCCCTTGTCGATTTGAACGGAAACACGGAATCCTTCCGTCTCTCGGAAGAGTCCGCGTTTATCGAAGCAATGACACAGCAGATGCAGCAGGCGGTTATCTATGGTGATAGTTCCATCGATCCTGAGAAATTCATGGGCTTACAGGCGCGGTTTAATGACAAGTCGGCTGAAACCGCCGCTAACGTTATTGATGCCGGCGGTACGACTGCACGTTCCGGAAAACTCGCCTCCATGTATCTCGTTTGCTGGGGACCGCGTACCGTCTTCGGTCTGTATCCGAAGGGTTCCACGGCGGGCCTCTCGATGCGCGACCTCGGCGAAGAGCCGGCGCTCGATGATGACGGCGGCGAATACCGAGTCCTCAAAACCCACTACAAGTGGAACATGGGCCTGTGTGTGCGCGATTGGCGTTACATCGTCCGTATCGCGAACATCGACCTTGAGAATCTGAAGATCAAACCGGATCCCGATAAGGAGGATACGGACGGCAAGGTGCTCATCGACCTGATGACGGAAGCCTTGGAGAAGATTCCGCATCCGACAGGCCGTATGGCTTTCTACTGCAACAAGGACGTTCGCACGTTCCTTCGCAAGCAGATTCGCTACGCCGCTAACGTGAACATCACGATGAGCGAAGTCGCGGGCAAGGAAGTCGTGTCGTTCGACGGTGTGCCGGTTCGTCGTGTTGACGCTCTCGCCAATACCGAGAAGCGCTACACGCCCCCGTCTTAATCATTAAAGGAGATGTTTCATGATTATTGATAAGGCTTTGGAATTGGCAGACAAGCAGTCGCTTACGGCGGCCGCGGCCTCTACCAACACGATTGACTTCGGTGCGGATAAACCCGATCCTAATCTGGATTTCGGTAACGGTCGTCTGGCGTGTGTTTTCACGGTCAATACCGACGTCACCGGTGACGTTATCTTCAAGCTCCAGGACTCTGCTGACGGCACGACGTTCGCCGATATCTCGGCGACGTCTCCCGGTACGTTTAAGAGTCCGAAGGCAGGCACGAAGGTTGTCCTTCCCATTCCGGCGCACATTCGTCGGTATCTGCGTGCGAACTTCGCTGCGGATACGGCGACGAGCGCTACGGCTATCAGCGCCGGCAAGGTCAGCGCTCACGTGGTCTGGGGCTGGGATGACAACATCCCGCCCAAGGGCAATCCGCTCTAAGGGAGCACCCCCTTAGACGTACTGTAGCCAGGGGATGCTCCGACGGGGTGTCCCCTTTTTCGCAATAGGAGAGAACATGGAGCTTGTATCGATTTACAACCTAGCGCTTTCGCATATCGGCGAAACAGCGGCAACGACTTCGCCTGACGAGCAGAGCGAGGAACGGAAAGCCTGCGAAGCTTTCTATCCTATTGCGAAAAATAAGCTACTTGAACTGCACGACTGGAGTTTTGCTTCGCGCACGGAGCCCTTGGCAAAACTTGCCGAAACGGAAACGTTCGGTTGGGGCGGAGCCTATGCGCTTCCGGCCAATTGTCTTCGCTTGCAGTTCTTGCGGGATGCAACGCGCATGCGTCCGTCTTTGTACTACCCGATTGACCGAGACTACGAAGTCCGAGCCAAGGGTACAGGGCGCATTCTTTATACGGATTGTGAGAATCCGGTAGCCGGCTTTATCGCCGGCGACACGTCCGAGGCGCTCTTTTCACCGTCTTTTTCAGACGCCTTGGCGTGGTTGCTGGCGACCTACATTGCAGGTGAGCGCATCAAGGGCAAAGAAGGCGCGAGCTTTGCGCAGACTTGCCAGCAGCGCTACTTGCAAGCGCTGACACAGGCTAAGACCTTGGACGCCTCGATGATGCAAGTGCACGTGCCGTATAAAGCACCGTGGATGAGGGCACGCTAATGGCTATTCGTGTTTTACAAAATGCGTTTAACGGCGGAGAAGTCGCGCCGTACCTATACGGGCGTATCGACGACTCGAAGTTCCAGATGGGTTGCGCAACGCTTAAGAACTTTATCTGCCGAGTGCAAGGGCCGGCAGTGCGCCGTACAGGTTTTGCGTTTGTGGAGCAAACGAAATACGGCGACCGAAAAGTTCGTCTGATTCCGTTTCGGTTTAACTCCGACCAAACGTGTGTTATCGAGCTCGGCGACCACTATGCACGCTTTCACTCGTACGGGCTGACGGTGTATCGAAGCGGCGCCATTCACGAGATTACAACGCCCTACGATGCCGCTGACTTAGACGAGATTGAATATGCGCAGTCGGCAGACGTAATTACTTTGGTGCATACGAAGTATCCGCCGCAGGCATTGGCGCGCCATTCGGATGCAACCGGCGTTTACTTCACGATAACGCCGATTCAGTTTTCGATACCCATTGCCTCCCCGACAAACGTGACGGCTACGAACACGTACACCGGTAAAACCGGGGAGGGTATTAACCCGACTCGCTACAAGGTTTATTACGTTGTTACGGCGCTCAAAGACACGAACGACGGAACGATTGAATCGACGGCAAGTACAAAGGCCGAGGTCCTTTGCAATCTGTTCCTGACCGATTCCTCGAACACGATCACATGGACGGCAGTACCCGATGCGGACCGCTACCGTGTGTACAAGACGTATTCCGGCCTTTACGGCTATATCGGCGAGACAGAGGCCACAAGCTTTGTTGACAACAACAAAGAGGCCGATGATGGCATTACCCCGCCCAGGTGGGACGACATTTTTAACCAAGCGGGCGGTATTACGTCCGTCACGGTGACAAACGGTGGCTCCGGTTACTCAACGCTCGACGGAGGCCTGGCAACACTTACGGGGCTGAACGTTGTGATGCACTACAACAATAAAGGCAGCTACAGTCCGCCGAGCGCCCCTAAGTTCGAGATTTACGATGAGAATCAGCTTGGCTATGGCGCAAAAGGAACCGTTGTCTACACGACGACGCACGATACGTATGAGGATGTGGACGGAGAAACGGTCACAGATTATTGGATCACTATTGACGGCATTCGCATAACGGCTCCCGGCACCGGCTACAGTAAGCCGAAAGTGCGTATAGAGACACTGCGCAGGGGAACCGGATGGACTTCCTTTCAGGACGCATGGCTTCTCCTGAACGAAAAAAATACTTGGTCAACCTTCGACATGCCGTTCGCCTCCGGAATTCCGTCGGTCGGTATTGTCGACCCGACAGGTTCAGGTGCAGAGCTCAAAGCCATTGTTGCCGCTAACGGCACGGTTAGTGGTGTTCGCATCATCCGCGCCGGTGCCGGCTACACAAGCCCTACTGTGGTCATTAGCACGGCGCAGGGCAATGGGAGCGGTGCCACAGCTACCGCAGAAGCCGGCAAGGCAGGGGACTACCCCGGTGCCGTCGGGTATTTTGACCAGCGCAAGATTTATGCAGGAACGGTGTTACGCCCCCGTATGATGTGGCTATCGAGCCCGGGGACGGAGACGGACTTTTCATATCGCATTCCGGTACAGGACTCCGACCGCATTAAATTCAACGTAGCGGCGCAGGAAGCAGGGCGCATTAATCACCTGATTCCGCTAAGTCAACTCATCACGACAACACCAAGTACCGAGTTGCGTGTGCAGTCGGTTAACTCCGACGCCTTGTCGCCTACGTCGTTCTCCGTCAAACCTCAAGCGTATGTGGGCGCAAGTCAGGTACATCCGCAGGTGCTTAACTCCGTGATGCTCTACGTAGCCGAGCGCGGCTCCCACATTCGTGAGTTGGGGTACTCGAACCAGGCAGGGGGCTTTACAACAGGCGACTTGTCCGTGCGTGCAACGCATCTATTTGATAGCGACAAGGTTATCGATATCGCCCTGGCGAAGGCCCCCGATCAGATTCTTTGGGCGGTCACTCGTTCCGGGCGCTTGCTCGGGATGACCTACATGCCCGACCAGAACGTGGCAGGTTGGCACCGGCACGAGACAGACGGAACGTTCGAGTCCATCTGCGTTGTCCCGGAAGGCGATGAGGATATCCTTTATGCCGTCATCCGTCGCACGATTAACGGCTCTGCTGTCCGTTACATCGAGCGCATGTCCGAGCGGGCCTTGGCTCCCCTTGAGGACTCGTTCTTTGTCGATTGCGGAATCAAGAAGACCTACGAGACGGAGACAACGTCCATTACGGGGCTGCTCCCCGTGGCAGGTAAGACCGTCTCTATCCTCGCCGACGGCGGTGTGTTGCCGAATCAGACAGTAAGTGCCACAGGCACCCTGACGCTTCCTGTCGGCGCCAAGAAGGTCATTATCGGTTTGCCCTACGTGTCCGACCTGCAGACGCTTCCTGCTGCATACCAAGCACAGGACGGCTCGTACGCCCGTGGGCACATCAAGAACATCAACAAAGTGTGGGTTCGTGTGTATCGGTCAAGCGGTATTTTCGCCGGTCCCACATTCGAGTCGTTAAGCGAGCGCAAGCCGCGTCAGAACGAGGCATACGCAACCGCACCTGAATTGACAAGTGACGAGGTGGAGTTGGCGATTACGCCCGCATGGCAACGCAACGGACAGCTTTGCATCAGGCAGACGTATCCGCTTCCGCTTATTGTCGTCGGAATAACGGCGGACTTCGCACAGTAAGGAGAACAAGATGGCATTAACTTTCGGCGGCTCTCAAGTCATTCTTCCCAGCGGATTCTCCGGCTTGGGCACAGGAGGCACGGCGCTCCCGTTCGGTGGCTCCATGGTCACGATGTTGCCTGAGACGCTACAGGCTTGGGGGCTGAGTGCGCCAGGCACAACAGCCGTTGCAGGCGGCGGCAGTGCAGGTTCCGGCGGAGCAAGCGGAGGCATGCTCGGCAACATCGGTATCGGAGCCTCTATCGGTCAGGCTATCGGTGCGGCTGTCGGAGCGTTTATTAACGCCAAGGCAACAAGCTACGTACTTGAAAAACAGGCGGAGATAAACCGCATTAATCAAGGGCGTATGCAGTTAGGCTACGAGAGCGCCTTGCGCGCAGGCGAGTCTCAGATATCCAAGGTGACACGAGAGGCCGGAGCAATCAAGGCAAAGCAACGCACCGCGATGGCTGCCAACGGCGTGTCTCTCGGTCAGGGTTCGGCGGCTGAAGTTGCGGCTTCGACAGAAATGAACAAGAAGCTTGACGTGAAGAACATTCAGGCGAACGCCCTGGCTAACTCGTGGGGCTACTCCACACAGGCCGCACAGTACGGCATGCAAGCAAATATGCAAGTGATGGGCGCAGGCTATCAAAGCGCTACGGCTGTTTCCCAAACAATTTCTTCTGGCTTGGAAGCTATCGGCACGGTTGCTGACCGCTGGTACTACTACAACAGGTGATATATGGCAGTTGTCCCTACTTATGAATCGAAAGTAACGCTTCAGGCAAACAACGGCGGAGGCGCAAATACTCCGCTTGACGTCTCGAAGATGTTCCCGGCTACAAAGCCCGACTTCTCCAAGGTCGGCGTGGCATTGATGAAGGCGCAAGACAAGATGGACAAGGCTCGGGTTCTTGAGTACAAGAATGCGATGCTTCAGTATGTCTCTGACCAGACCTATGGCGATAACGGATACCTAAAGCAATTGGGTAAGAACGCTCTTGCTCAAGATGAGCAAGGGAACGGACTGACGCAGCGAGGCTTGGCCGGATATGACAAGTTCTCCGACGACTGGTTTCGAAACAATAACCTCACGCCTCGGCAGATGAAACTTGCTAAGGAGGAGGGGTTCAGTGTGCGCCTACAGTACCAGAACGGCATGGGCTCACACGTCCTTCAAGAAGGAAAGCGTTACCAAATCGAGCAATGCGAGACGGCAATATCGAACGCTATTACTGCAGGTGTGCAAGCAACGAACCCTGAGGACATCGGGAAGGCATTCGGGCAACTCAAGCAATCTGTAACAGATGCCGATGACATTCTCGGTCGAGATAGCGAAGCGGCAACGGCCGCGATGAAAACAGCTACGTCGAAGTTTTGGCAGTCGGTGTTTGTCAAGAATCTGCTGACAACCGACAAAGATCCCATCGGGGGGTTTCGCCGTGCCAAGAGCATCTACGACGCTCATTACAAAGACATGGATGCGGCAACGATGCTCGACTGCCAAGCGAAACTGCGAGCGGCCGAAGAGAACCATTACATGGCGTTAGCCCTGGCAGACTTTAAGACACTCGGAGACATCGCAAGTATCCCCGGTGCAAGCACCCTCTCGCAGGTTGTGACCAACGGCACGAAGAATCCGACAGGTGTGTTGTATCAAGAGTTAACACGAGACAATACACAATCGTTGGATGGCAAGAATGTAGCCAAGTATGCCAATGGAGGCTATGGCATCAGCGGACTGCGCACGGAAGATATGCTCAAGACCGTCAAGGCGAACAAGTTCTTAAATGTCGAAGGCTTGAGTGACAAAGAGCTGACGAACAAATTCTTGACCAATCGTGCGTTTAATTACGAGGTCGGCATGGCTCGTGCCGATATGCTTGCCAAGCAGTATGGCGATGATGCCAAGGCGCTCGTGGCGTACCAATTGGGTGAGGAGAAGGTGGACGAAGCCGTCAACCTTGCCTCTCAAGCCGGAAAGCCCGACCAGTGGCTGGACTATGTTAAGGGTGATACATCAAACGCTCGGAAGGTTTTAAAGCGCATCCGTGAGGCGCAGGAGGGCGTTGTTCGAGGCTCGGACGGCAAGATTCTTGACCCATGTTCGGCGGACTACATTGAGAAACTCAACCCGCTTCCGACCGATGAGCAGCTGAACAAGTATCTTGATGCGAAGGTTGGCGAATACTTGAAAAAGAATCCTCTGGCACGTGAGCAATTTCTTGCGACATTACGTGCCCAAAGCGTGATTGGGCTTAACGACAAAAAGAAACAGTACCAGCAAAATTTCTTCGCTTGCATTACAGCCGTGCAGAACGGACAGGAATTGCCGACGGAGGCATTGAACAGCCTGCCGATTAGTGCGCAACGTCGGGTGCAAGACTTCCGGAATAAGCGCAACATGGGTGACGGCACCCCTGACTACAACGCTTACGCTAAGTACAAACTCAATCCCGGCTTGCTTGCTCGAATGAGCGAGGAGCAATACCAAACGTTTGTCTTGCCTCTCATGGGGAACAAAGCAGACGAGATTACGCTACTGCGAAACACGGAGCGTGTGTCGCTTGGCTTGGCAGTCGACCAACAGTATGCAAACAACATGGCGGCAAGCAATGCCCAAGTGAATTGGGCTTTTGCTCCGGCGGCTGATGATTTAAAGGGGGCCGTTGCCAGGGTCTTTTTCGACGGAAAGATGGAGAACTCGCCGCGGTTCAACGGCATGTATTGGCGGCTTCAAACGGCGGTCACTTATGAAGCACAGCGTCGAGCGCGGTATTCAAGTACAGGAAAGGAAATCCCCCTTAAAGGCGCGGAATTAGAACACTTCATGTTGAAGTTTAAAGGCGACATGGACGCTGAAGGACTTGTGCCGATTCGTATGGCCCTTACCGAGCTTCCCGATAAAACGGAGAAGGATGCCTACAGCCTTACGCAAATGCTTGCCGACCGCATGATGGCCAAGATATCCGGACGCAACGTGCCGGGAACAAAGGACCAGCAGGAAATGTGCTGGGGTGCGGTTTGCTCCGGTGAGCTACCCGATGGCGTAAATATCACAATTGATGAACTTAAGTCGGATTTCCGTATCAGCCAGTCAGTTTTGAACGAAGCGCAAACGCAGTTAGAAGGAGAAGGCAAGTTCGTGACGAGTCGAAACCTTCTTAACCGTTATGCGCTCATCCTTTGCGGCTGGACTCCGACAGGTCGCGGACGGCCGTACTATGGGCCTGATGCGATACAGACTACCTACACAATGGCCGATTTCCAAGGGGGCGCTGACTAATGGACTTAACAATTAAGCAAGACAACAACTTCGCAACGTCTTTAAATCCGAACGCTCACTTTGGCGAAGAAGCTCCGTCCTCGGCGAAGTTCAATTATGCACAAGCCGTTGCGAGCGGTAAGTCACCGCAACAGGTAGCGTCTGACGTCAAGCTTGCCGATGCCGTCGGTGTAACGCCGGATGTCATCGGCAATCTAGATGCAGCAGGTAAAGCCGAGCAACAGGCGAACGCTTTCGATTGGGCAAAAATGCACCAAGAGACGCCGGTCCTAATGCAAATGATGAACGATCCTACGTTCGCAGCTGAAGTAAGCGACGACCCACGCCAGGCGGGCATGTGGGAGCGTCTCTGGTGGAAAATTGCACCGAGAACAGGAAGGCAAGGGGGCGAGTGGCAAACCGCTCGTAACGCAATTGCTCGTGGCGGATATGGCCTTGTGAACGGCTTGCCGCTTCTTGGCAACGAGCGAGTGTTAGAAGATTGTCGTGCCGAGTTGCAGGGTCTTGATGATGCCGCGCAATCGCTCAAAGACGGTAAGAGTGTTGCCGAGGTGTTCGGCTCAGATGAAGACCCGTCAGGCGAAGGCGCTTACGCACGTTTTCTTTCCAATGGCGAAGCGCGTAAGAAAGAACTCATGCAGCGCATGTACAAAGCGGCGGCATCCATGGCTTGGGCCAACGGCATGAAGCAGCTCTTTCCGCATTCGGCGGCAGCGGAGGAACTATTCCAAGCACAAACGGCGGAGCAAGCGATTACTACATTTTTGCGAAATCCCGTCTCGATTGCTCTAGACGTCGGTCTTGAAAGCCTTGTGCAGCAGGCCCCTCAGCTGGCGGCGCTTGCGGTAGGTGCGGCGGCAGGGGGTATCGGTGCAGCGGCTATCGGGCAAGGCGTTGCATCCTACAACCTTGAGCGAGGCGCACGATTGGCCGATGCCATGGGCGAGTACGGACTTGATTCGTTTAATGCTAAGGACATCATGACGTGGTATGCCTCGTCTGACTATCGCGTACAGTATGCTTTGCAGAAAGCCAAGGCAGAGAATGCTGCATCGGCGGTTGCCCTCTGGGATGCGGCCGCAGGCGGACTTGCCGCCGCCGGTCGAATTGTGCCCACTGGGTTTCTCGGCATGAGCGATAGGGTTTCGAAGATTGCAAGCGTGGGCACACAGGCTGTGCTTCAGGGGGCCATGGGAAGCGCTGGCGAGGCGTCGGCACAGTACATAACAGAAGGGAAAGTCACGAGCTGGGCAGATGTTGTAGCCGAGTTTGCAGGCGAGTTTGTTTCGTCCCCCATTGATGTTGCAACGGCTACCCTTGGCCGCAATGCCGAGAGGCGTCTTACGCAAGAAACGGTACGGGAGTTCGCACAGCGCACAGTGCAATTGGAGCAGTACGCTAAGGTTTCTCCATTACTAGCCAATGACCCGAAGACGGCAGCAGAGTACGTCAAGAACATTAAGGCACAAACACAGTTACCGGATTTGTACGTCGATGTGCAGTCGCTCCACCAAAGCGGCCAAGATGACTTGATTTCCGGTGCATCGCCCGAGTTAGCCGAGCGTTACCAGCAAGCGCTTCTTAAAGGCGAATCGATGAAGGTATCGCCTGAAGAATTACTCACGGTTCTCGCGCCCAGGGACGCGAACAATGCTTTGGCGGAAGTCGTGCATCCTGAAGGCATGCCCTCCTTAGTAGAGGCGCAAAGCCTTGAGCAAACGGCCGCGCAGGAAACATCGGAGCGCTTAGCGCAGACGCTTGAAGGTGTCACGGGCGACTTTGCCACAAGTTCTGCCAATGTCGGCAAGCAAGTCGAGACGATGCTCAATGAAGCCTATGGCGAGAATACGGATGTTAAGACGGGAGGCATGACCAAGAGCGCACGGCAGATTATGACGACGTATCTGCAGACGCTGTTCTCCACAGTGGCCAAGGACCTTGGCGTTTTGCCCGAGCAGGTGTTTGCCGAGTACGGACCTAAGTCGGTGCTGACACCGGCGGATGCGACACGCACGGCAGACGGCAAGTTACAGGTGACGTCCGATAGGGCAAAGCAGTTGTTCACCGGAAAACAGACGGACGCTCTCCACATGACGTCAAAGGTTTTCGAGGGTGACCTCGCTTCGTTCATGTTAAATGCCAAGGATTCTGAAAGATTTGATGTTCGTACGCCTCTTTCACAGGCGACAAATAACCTTCTTAATCAATTAGGTATTCCGGCGAATGACGTAGAAATTCAGATTACAAGTGACCGTTTAGCACACCCCTACAACTCGGGACATAACTTAACGCCGCAAGATTGGCTCGACGCAGTCAATATGCCGGCGGAAGCGGAAATGGCAGGGATTGCGAAGCCTTCCGAAAAAAGTGGTAATGAAACCACGGTTTTCTTTAGAAAGAAAACCGAAGAAGGTCGCACATTTGAAAGCATCTATCGGGTTTCTCACAATGAAAACAGGAAAGACGCAAAGACGAGACTTAGTTTTGTAACTGCGTATTATCTGCGGGAGTTGCCGTCGAAGCCCGACGTTGCCACTGCCCGTGAGGTAGCAGGTCGAATGCGTGAAGCATTACGGCACATGCGGGACT